AGTCAATAGATATGATTTTGTGTGATCTGCCCTATGGCTGAATAATGGTACAACGGCGTGTAAATGGGATGTTATTATCCCTTTTGAACCATTGTGGGAACAATACGATAGAATTATCAAGGATAATGGGGCGATATGTCTATTCAGTAGCCAGCCATTTACATCATTCTTAGTATACAGCAACCCTAAAGAATTCAAGTACGAATGGGTGTGGCACAAAAGCAAAGGATGTAATTTTACACATGCCAAGAACATGCCAATTAAATTCCACGAAAATATATGTGTTTTTAGTAAAGCGCCGATAGGACATGTTTCTCAACTGCACGAAAGAAGAATGAAGTATAATCCACAGGGAATTGTGCGAGCGGATAAGAGTTGGAGTAGGCCGCAGAAATATGAGACAGAACATAAATTGGCAAGGAAAAGCCATTCACTAAATCGTATTATCGAATATGAGGGGTATCCCAAGTCAATCATTGAGTTTAACAATTCGGACAATAGAGAGCGAGGACTGCACCCAACACAGAAGCCAGTTGCATTGTGTGAGTATTTGATAAAAACCTACACCAACGAAGGTGAGACAGTTTTAGATAATTGTGCCGGTTCAGGTAGCACCGGCGTCGCCTGCATAAACACAAACCGAAACTTCATCGGCATCGAAAAAGACGACAAGTACTTTGAGATTGCCAAGAAAAGAATAGAGGAGCATCTAATTGTCAAAAAGTAGACACTATGCTATAATACAGACACTGAACTTGCCTTGCATCCCATAAGAACTGCGGGCAAGTCTTTTTAGGAGAACAGACAGTTTCAAAAGGACAGCGGGTCCCTAGCAAACAAAACGGAGGTGTTTAATGGCTAAAATGGGCAGACCTACAAAATACAGAAAAGAGATGTGCGAAACTATGCTAAACCTATTCAACGGCGGTGCAACAGTAGCAGAAGTTTGTGCTGAGCTTGGTATAGCAAGAGATACTTTTTATTGTTGGTGCAATGAACACAAAGACTTTTCGGACGCTTATAAAAAGGGAAGGGAACTAGCGGAGAGCTGGTGGGCAAAAATAGGACAGGCAGGAATGCTAGGTAAACTTGAACAGCCGATAAATTCGGCAATGTGGATATTCAACATGAAAGCGAGGTTCAAGTGGCAAGACCGACATGAGGTCGAGGTTATAAACGAAACACCACAACGCATAGAGATAAAGTTAATCGATGAGCTAGGAGAAGATGAATAGCAACGATTTATTTTCACCAGTTTACAATAACGCTTTTCGGGAATTAGAAAAAGGGAATTACAAAGAGTTTATGTTTTACGGCGGGAGGGGGTCAGCAAAATCATCAGTAATATCTTTGATGATTGCTTACCTACTTTTGACCAATCCAGATGTACACGCTTTATGTTTAAGGAAAAAAGACAACACGCTGAGGGACTCAGTATTTGACCAGATGCAGTGGGCTTGTGATATGCTAGAGCTTAACTACAAGGCGACAGTATCACCCATGAGAATTGAAACACAAGGGCAAAGGATTTTATTTAAAGGAGTAAAAGACCATCGGAATATAAAATCGATTAAAACAAAGACAGGTTATATCGGCGTATTGTGGTTTGAAGAGTTAACAGAGTTTACACCTGCCGAGGTGCGAAGTATCACGCAATCGGTCGGACGAGGTGGACATAAGTTTTGGATATTTTATTCATTCAATCCACCAACAAATAGGGATAACTGGTGCAATAAAGAAGTATTGATAAACAAACCGAAACGGTTTATACTTAAAACGAACTATAAAGATATACGCAAGTCGTGGCTTGGTGATAAGTTTATCGAGGATGCGGAGTGGCTTAAAGCAACGAATGAAAGATTGTATCTAAACGAGTACATGGGCGAAACGACAGGCACTGGCTTGGACGTATTTGAAAACCTGAAAGAGTGGGACGGCGACGGAAGCGGTTTTGACTACTACTTTCATGGAGTGGACTGGGGATATTATCCGGATCCATGGGCTTATGTCGGCATGGCATACAAACCGAGTACAAGGGAGCTTTTTATATTTGATGAGCTACACGCATATAAAAAAGGGAACGATGCAACAAGCGAGCTTTTGTTTGAGCATATCACAAGCAGGACATGGGAGTTTTACAATCACGAGAAACCGAAGCACCCGAGCGAGTTAAATGTTTTATTAAGTGCAGACATAGCAGAGCCAAAGAGTATAAGCGATTATATAAGCTATGGGTGGAGAATGAACAAGCCGAAAAAGTATAGGGAGTATTCTTTCAAGTGGCTACAGAGTTTGACAGCAATACATATAAACAAAGAGCTATGTCCGAGAACATGGGAGGAGTTTTACGGCTATCACTATGAAGTAAACAAAGACGGTGATATAATAAGCACGTATCCTGAGGGACAGAAAGACCACCATATTGACTGCGTAAGGTACGCAATGGCACAGGTCTATAAACGAGGAGGCGAATAAATGAGTGTTTGGCTAAAACTGTTTGGTAAAAAGCTACCAAGGAAAATTGTAGAGGGCGATAATTTAATAAACTATTGGAGAGATATTTACACAGGCGAGCCGAAGTGGAAAACATACACAACGCAAGGTTTAAGTGGCAAGAAAACAAACTACCGATTTTTAATGAATGGCGGTAAAATGTTATGTCAAGAGCTTGCAGGCTTAGTCTTTGCCGAGCCTCCAACGTTTGGGGTCGATGATGATGTACGGGAGCTACTGGAAAAAAACAGGTTCAATGAGAACGGGAGGGTATGGCTTGAGTACGCTTTAGCTCTAGGCAGTGGCGTATTGAAGTGGCTTGTGAAAGACGGCGAGCTTGTTATAGATTGGGTACAGGCAGGGGACTTTATTCCTGTATCATACGACAGCCGAGGAGTATACGAAGCAGACTTTTTATCAACAACGGTACACGATGACAAAGAGTTTAAGGTTATAGAGCAACACAGGCAAGAGAGCGACGGGTACAGGATAAGCCTAGAAGTGTACGAGAATATCGGCAATGATGATTTTAGAAAAGTAGAGCCAGCACGAGCGGGCATAGAGCAGTCGGAGTGGATTGTCCCTACAAAGATGTTTGAGGTTTGGAAAACACCAGTAGCTAACTCTGTATCAATGGGTTCTCCATTTGGTATGTCAATTTTTGGAACAGCAGTCGACACTATACAACAGTTAGACATGGCAGGCGATTATTTGACCGAGGAAATAATCACAAGCGGGCGAAAGATAATTATCGGGCATAGTATGCTACAGCGACACTTCCCATCAAGTAAAAATGACAAGCCGAGCATGGCATATTATGACAAGAACGAAAAAGTATACGTAGCATTTGACGACGCTGAAAAAGAGAGTATGCAACCTACAGCGATAAACTTTGATTTACGGATTGACGAGATAACACAGACGATAAATACTTTACTTGCGATACTTTCAAAACAAAGCGGTTGTAGTGATAGCTTTTTATCACTTGACGGCAAGAGCATGAAAACAGCAACCGAGGTGATAAGCGAAAATTCAAAGACTTTCAGAATGAAAAAGAATATTGAAAACTCTTTGACCTACACTATACTAAACTTTTTAGACAGTCTTAAAATAATCGGAGCTGAGTGCGGAATTAAAACAACAAACATGGAGTATTACATTGACTGGGACGACAGCGTAATCGAGGACAGAAACTCACGGGCTAATTATTGGAACACACGAGTACAAGCAGGTACTGGACTACTTGAGGATGCACTTATTGAACTAGACGGACTAAGTGAAGAGGAAGCCGTTATCAAAGCAAAACAGATACGAGATAGCCGGGCAGTGGTTGATGTTGGATTGTGGGGCGATGAATGATAAAGTATGAGCGACTCTTGTGGAAAATACAAGGCGATATGCTTAAGAATTTACTCACATTATTAAACAAGGGCGACATAGGCACGGCAAGATGGCAACTAGAAAAACTACAAGGGCTTGGATTGTTACAAGATGCAAACAGAAACGCTATCAAAAAAAACATGGACAAGATAATTGCCGAAACAGAGAAGGCGATCCAAAAGCGGGCGATGGAGAAAATCATCGGCACGAATAAAGAAGCGACTATCCCGTATATGATAAACAACAAAGACATGGAGCGGACGCTTAAACTGTTTGAGCGGACAGTTTACGGCAAACTTGAAAATTTATACCAAGGTATGCTTAAAGGCATGGGACAAAAATATATCGAGATAGTAAACGTGGCTACAGCAAAGCAAGCACTAGGATACAGCGGGCGAAAGGCAATGGACGAGATAGTGCAAAACTGGATAG